CAATTCTAGACTATACCACGGCAAAACGCAAAATGTATCCATCTCGTATTTAAGAATACTATATGCTATAATCAAATAAATAATAAAAAGGTCCTGGACTAAAATGCAAAAGAAAACTCGTAGTTTATTAGAAGAATTAGACTCAATGTACATTGAGCGTGATCAACGCCATGTGATTGAAAACCGTGCATCTAATGTCATAGCCAGTGCCATACGCTTGTTGGAAGAAATTGATTCTAGTTACAGCACAGAAGATGCCCAGAACCTACAGCGTAAGCTACTCAATGCTATCAATCAGCGTGACCCTGGCAAATTTACTCGAATAGTGAGACGCACAGATGCAAATTCATGAAATAACAAACGCACAATTAAAAGAAGGTCTTGGGAGCTTCCTAGGTAATGTGGCTGGCAAAGTAGCCGGTGGCATCAACAAGGTAGCCGGTGCAATATCACCGGTAGGGGCTGCAAAAAACGCTTATTCCTCGGCTGTAAGACCACAGCAAACAGCCATGCTGGGCAAAAAAGTTGCACAAATATGGGCCAACTACGTTGAACAACTCAAAGCCGCTACTCCAGATCCTGCACGTTATAACACAATGTATCAGCAGGCACTAACAGCATTTGTGCAAAAAAATCTATTGGGCGGTCAACCTATTAGTTCTGCAATTAACAAACAAGAAATTACTCAATTGATCACACAGATAACTTCTGCCAAAGACAATCCGCAACAGGTTGCTACACTAATTCCTAAACTAGTTCAACAAGCGTCAGTCAGTCAACAAAATGCACAAGGAATAGGCTCATTGGTTAAGGTTATTAGCACAAATCCAGCAGTTATTCAATATCGCAATATTTCTTATGCACAAGATTCTCATGGCGACTGGGCAGATCAAAGAACCGGCAACGTTCCAGATGAATCAATGCAACGGTTTTTGGATCAAGAAGCTCGTTTAGCAGGAGCTTAGAGAATGCAATTATCAGAAGGCGGCAACGTATTCAAAGACGGTGACGGCCGTGCGCTGACACAACGTATCAATCAGACTGATGTTAAATCAACTCTGGCTTGGTTGGAAGAAATGTTGCCAGGTCTTGACTTACAAAACAACACACTTGGATCAACCGGTATCAAAGACACATCAGGCGATTTAGACATTGCGGTCGACGCCAAACAACTAACCAAAGAACAATTGATAGCACAGTTGACCCGTTGGGCAACCAGTCAAAAACAAAAACCCGAAGAGTGGGTCAAGCAAACCGGTGCAGGAGTACATTTTAAAACTCCTATCAATGGTCGTCCAGATCTAGGCTATGTGCAGACTGATTTTATGTTTCTTAACAATGTGCCCTGGTCAAAGTTTGTGCTAGGTGCCATGCCCACAGATTCGAAATACAAAGGCCGTGAGCGTAATGTGCTAATGAATTCGATAGCCAAGAGCTTGGGTTATAAATTAAATCAGATTGCCGGCATTGCTGACCGTGACACAAATAAAATCATTACCGATGATCCAGATCGGGTAGCAAAACTGTTGTTGAACCGAACAGCCACACGTCAGGATCTAGCCAGTGTAGAAACAATACTACAAGCACTCAGTACAGATCCTAACCGTGACGCCAAACTAGCAGATTTTAAACAGCATATGGAACGTGAAGGTCTTCCATTTATGGAAAGCGAAACACCCCCAGTTACTGGATACACAGAAGTAAACTTCTTGGCCAAACTGCGTGACCGCATTGTTAACCAAGGCATGCAGGTCATTGTTGAAGCCGAAGTACAAGGCGGGCGTGCCAAGGGCATTGAGCATCTGGAAGATCTTGTGTTCCGTAACGGCAGTGCCGGCATTAAAAGTGCATTAGACATTGTGAAACACACTGCCGCTGACACAGGCAAGACCACCACAGTCAAGTGGGACGGCAAACCAGCATTGATATTTGGTCGTGATCCAGAAGGAACATTTGTACTGACTGATGTTTCTGGATTTACTGCCCGCGGATACCAAGGCCTGTTTACAAGCCCACGTCAGGTTGAACGACATTTGGCACAACGTGATGCGGCAGCAGAAGCTCAGGGCAAGTCTGCCACTCGTGTTGCGACACTACTGCCCATATATCAACAATTATGGCCCATGTTGGAAGCCTCGTTGACCAAAGATTTTAGAGGGTATGTGCAAGGTGATTTGCTGTACACACAGCGTCCTCCTGAACAGGCTGGAAATTTTGTGTTTACTCCCAACACTGTAGAATACAAAATTCCAGTGGCCAGTGATGTAGGACAACGTATTGCCCGCAGTGAAGTTGGCATTGCCATGCATACACAGTATGCAGAACCTGGTGCTCCTAAAGAACCCATTGGTAACATCAAGTTTAAACCTGTTCCTGGACTGTTGTTATTAGAACCAGTATACGCCAAAGAAAATGTACGACCAAATCGTCAGCTGGTACAGCAAGTCAAAGATGTGTACAACAGCCAAGGCGCCGCAATTGATCAACTGTTTAATCCTGCTGAACTTAGATCCGCACAAATTACTGATTTGCCTCGATTGTGTATAGACTATATCAACAGCAGAGTTGGTACTGGGTTTGATAATCTGTTGGCACAATTTGGGCCATGGCTACAGCAACATGTTACTCCTAAAAAGTTCAACAACATCATAGAATACATACAAAGTCCACGTAGTAATTTGGATGGCATGGCCGCGGCATTTACAGCCTGGGTCTTGCTACACGATATCAAAATGGATATCTTAAATCAATTGGATCTACAACACCCGGGTCAAGAGGGCTGGGTTATGGCCACAGGAGCCGGCATGGCCAAGGCTGTAAATCGTCTAGCCGGTGGATTTACCGCGGCAAATCGTGCCCTAAACAACCCAAAACAACCGGCCTAACTCTTAATTTTATCCAAATGGTATAAATAAAAGTAGGACCTCTGAGTCCACATACTAAGGAGAATTACCATGGCATCAATTACTAAAGTTTCAGGCGGATCACAACCAGTATTCGCATCAGATACCCTAAACGGATTTAACAGTGACGTTCAAAATCCCGCAAGTGCAAACTACGCACCTGCTGGCGTACCAACTCAACTAGCAGGCCCTAAGTTACAATTCTTTGGCGCTGACCTAGGTGGCAATCCATTTGCTCAAGCTGGTCAAGGTGGTGCAATTCAAGCACTATTGCAAGCTCTTGAACAGACCTGCACAGTATCAGTTTATCAAGTGCAAAATTCAGCTGCAGCCAATAACTTCAGCGTAGGTATCTACCCATTTGGTGCTTTTAACACAGCAACTGATGGTAGTGACAACTCTGCAGCCAATCTCAAGACCCTAACTGATGCCCTTGGTACAGTAAACGGTTATGACTTTGCCAGCCCAGGCAGCGCCTACACCAACATTGGTTTCAAACTTGCTGCAAGTTAATTAATGTTAATTACACAAAACCCTGCTCCGGCAGGGTTTTTTTGTGGCCAAAAGGTAAATAAAAGCAGGACCTCTGTGTCCATACATTAAGGAGATTTATCATGGCATTTATTACCCCCGTATCAGGCGGATCACAACCAGTATTCGCAACCGACGTATTAAACGGACCAGTCGCTCAAGGCGCTAACATCGCTGCTCAAGGTCCTGTTCAAGTAGCTGGTCCTAAGTTAGACTTTTATTCATTCACAGCTAATGTTAGTCTTGCAACTGCAGGTGGTGTCAATGGTTATGTTGCTAACGTGTTGCAAGCTCTACAGCAAGTGACTACAGTTGCACAATATCAAGTTGGCCCATCTGGTAACGTAATTAACGTTGGTTTGTATCCAACTGGTTCATTTGCTAACGTTGCTGCTGCTGTTGCTCAAGCACAAACAGCTAACGGCGCAATTGGTATCAGTTCTGGTTCTAACGTTGCTACATTTACATCAACAACTGCTGCTTCTTAAGCCGCTTTGTTGTCGTATACAAAAACCTGCCTCGGCAGGTTTTTTGTTGACTTGTGTTTTTAGCTTAAATACTATCATGGAAGTTAGCAAAATTACAGAATTAACGGTGTTTGAAAGTCCCGACGGTGGCCGTACTGTTTATGCCAGAAAACCTGGCTCTACCAAACGAGAATTGCATTGGAAAGATCCCAAGCTACAACAAGAACTCAAAGAGTTGGAAAGTCAAAAACGCTGGGTAGATATTTTTCAGGCCCGCAGGGATAATATCGAACTTGATCACTTGTGTGAGCAGGTTGAACTGTTGTATGAACTTGGTAGGCGACCCGAATGAAATTTGCCTGCCAGACTTTGTTTGATATCACTGCCACAGGTGTAACTGGTCACTGTAAAACAACCCGTATGCCTTTTAAAGATCATGCTGGACAATTGATACATGACTCTGATTCTTGGAATCGCAGTCGTAATCAACAAAGAAACTGGGAAACGCTGACACAAATCTTAAGTCTCCGCACACAGTTGTTTGAAATTACAGACCCTATACCAGATCAAACTGGCACACGATGGATGTTTGAATTTGAAACTGAGTCAGACGGTATATATGGACCCAACGATGATCCGGTATCTGTGTTACGCTCTGATGCCAGGGGTGTTCCTATGTTGCGTGAACTCAATAACGACCCAGATATTGACACAGTATTGATCACCGAAGGTGCCAGACAGAATATTTGGTTTGCACCTATTTCCATAAATATATGATGGAGATTACAAATGGTTGAGCCAACTGATATTGAAAAGAAAAGTCTAGAAGCCCATGTGGAATTGTGTGCTGAACGCTACAATGCGTTGGAAGACAAAATGACCGCTATGAGTGTAAGTATTGCTCATCTTTGCGACATGGTCTCAGAAGTCAAATTCACTGTAAGTAAAATGAGTGAAAAAAACACTGACAGATTAATTGGCTGGGGTGTTGGAATTATTGGATTTTTATTTGTTTCGACCATTTATCTTATATCCCACTACGTTATTAAATGAAGCCAGACCAAGAATTTGAACGTATGTTCCGACAAGAATTTAAGGACATAACTCCCAATTTAATCTGGCAAAACGACTCGGGTGAGTATGAAGTATTTGGACGATATCGAATTGTCCCCCAGCGTCCTGGATATCAAGTATTTTGTTCGGAGTCTGAAGTGGGCACGTTTAACAGCACTAAATCGGCACTGAGTTGGTGTATAGCCGATAAAAATAGTGCCTATAACACAGCCCGCGAATTACTAACTGTGGACAACAAATTAGCCGCACTTGCCCAGGATATTAATACCAGAGCTGCAGTGGGTGATCGTAGTAATAACCCTGCCCTACGTGAGATTATTTTAACCAAGTTAGAAAGCAAGATTATTCATAAAAAACTGTTAGAAAATCAGTTAACCAAATGTGTCAACTGGGCTAAATATATTCAACAACGAGGATTTGATAATGAAACTCAACGAACTGGCCGTAGTCAGCCCAACAAAACAAGCCGCTAAAGTATTCGAAAGTTACTTTGGTAATCGTATCTCTTTTGAGGCGATGTCTCAAAAGCAAGCTCGTGGTATGCTCAACCGTGTTCGCAATCTAATTGCTGAACATCGTCGTACTCCAGAATTCCACCGTAGCGAACAAAATTCAAGCTATCTAAAATTAGTTGTTATGGAGCAAGCTCTGGCAACTCAAGCCACAGCCGCACAGATGACTCCTCAGCAACAGGCTGGAATGCAAGCCGCACAGATTCAGCAAGGGCGCAAACAGATTCAAGACGCTATCAAACAAAAGCAACAAGAACTTGCTGACTTACAAAAACAATTGAGCAATCCAACCATGGCAGCCATGGCTGAAAATCGTCGTAGCCTACGTCAGCGTTTGAAAGAAAGTGAAGTACAACAAGCTCAAGTTGTGTTGGCAAGCCAAGACATGGTTGACCAAGTGCAAAAGATGAGTGAAGATATCAGTGCCATGCAGTTCAAAGACTTGCCAGCCTTGGTAGATCAGATCAAGAATGAAGTCGGTGTAGACCAAGCCATGCAGTTCAACACAGATGCCACAGCTGCCTTGGCCGGTCTGTTACAGAACTTGCAAGGTGCCAAGACTCAGTTAGAGCAGGCTCTAGGTGTAGTGACTGGTCAAGCTCCACAAGTGCCAGGCGAAGAACTTGCACCACCCATGCCAGGCCAAGAAGAAATCGGCATTGATGCTGAGATCCCTACCGTCGACGGTGAAGAAGATATCGATGCTGAAATGGATGCCAACGTTGAGCCAGTAGGCCTAGGTCGTGAACGTAGATAATGTTAATCCGCGAAGTTGCAGATCCTAACACACAACGACTGGCTGCATTAAGCCAGTTTTTGCTTGGCCGTAGTGAAGATGAAAGTGCTAAAAAACAAATCAGTCAAGATGCGTTTATAGAAGCCGCCAAAAGTTTAGGCGTGAATGTTACCGTAGACAACTTGGGTGACTTGATCAGCCAACCACCACTGAGCAACATTCTGGCGCCACTGCAACCAAATTCTAAAGTTATCAACTTTAAAGGCGATACCGAAGCCCAAACAGGAATGAGTGTGGATCAAGCTAGAGCAGTGGTAGATTCCAATGCCAAGTCCGCAATGAAGCGCCGCTCTTAATCAAAACTGTTGTAAATAATCAAGCAGTGTGTTACAATATACAAAGGAGTATACAATGGCCTATTCAGACAAAGTAATTGATCATTATGAAAATCCACGCAATGTGGGAAAAATGGAAATAGACGATACCATAGGCACAGGCATGGTCGGAGCACCTGCCTGCGGTGACGTAATGAAACTACAAATAAAGGTCAAAGATGGAATCATCACAGATGCTAAATTTAAAACTTACGGTTGCGGATCGGCGATTGCTAGCAGTTCGCTCGTTACTGAATGGGTCAAAGGAAAAACGCTTGACCAAGCAAGCGAGATTAAGAACTCAGAGATTGCGGAAGAGCTTGCCCTACCGCCTGTCAAGATCCACTGCTCGATACTGGCTGAAGACGCTATCAAGGCCGCAGTAGCAGATTATCGTAAAAAAAATCAATGAATCCATATGTAACTACTACTCCAGAATTTCATTTGCCCAACGAGTTGCATGAAATATTATTAAACGACATCAATAATAATACTTGCATTAAAGCAACATTTAATATTAGTAAAAAAAATATACTCTCTACTGATTCCTGGTTGGTTAAGTTATATGTTTCAATAAGTTCTGGCAATGGAGAGGCACAAAATTATCGACTGTCAGAGTTAGCAGAACAACAGGTAGTTAATCATTTTCAAGATTTTTTAAATTTTGTTAACCGACCTTACAAAATTAGATACAAGACTCTGAAAAATGTTCGTTGGTTTTTGCCTCACAGTGATCGCTCCGCCTATGGCACCAATAGTGATGGCCATTATGGTGATAGTTGCTCGATATACATTGGTATAATTACCAATGATGAAATAACTAATTGGTACTCTGGACCCACTAATTTCCAAACTAACAGTGTGTTCAATTTATTTAAATTAAAAAAACAAGAATCTATCTGTTTAGAAGATAAAAAATCTTGTTTATTTAATAATGCAGCAATACATTCTGTTAGCAACTGTG